GTAGATATTCATTTAAAAGGTAAAACAGCTTCGAGACAGAACCAGGCTCGACTCGGATACTATATGAAGCAAGGATATGAGGTAACTCAACTATGACCTCGGAAAAATTTTTCTTGACATCAATTAATTTTCGTGTTATAATATATGTTACTATTTGACTGGGATAAAGTAATGAAAGTAAGCAATGGCAATATTAGTCATATAATCGCTATACTTCGTATGATAACTTACAAAAAGTTACCAACTAATTACTACGATCCAACATTTAAATTTCAGAGATATAAGTTTGGGGGTAGTAGTTTCCTTATGAATCCCATCGACTTATTAGAAAAAGGCAGACAGTTCAGTGATAGAGAAGTAGTAGAATATGCAGGTGTCGCATCGTTTCGCTCCTATCACTATTATAATGAAACTAAAGACACCACACTAGACCTGTTACACTGCCAAGTGTCACAGGGTATTATTAACAGCAACAGACTGCTTGATATTAAAGCGAATCGTATTCACTTTATGTTCGAGGAGACACAGGAGAATAAAAATGGCAATTAAATTTAATCAGAGCAAAGGTTCGGCTCAAAAAGAAAAAGTAGAATCATATGTCTATACAGGCAAAGAAAATCATCACGTGAGACTCGTTGGTGACTTACTACCTAGATATTTATACTGGGTAAAAGGCGAGAACAATAAGAATTTACCTCTTGAGTGTTTAGCTTTCGATAGAAATACCGAAACATTTAACAACAAAGAAGTGGATCATGTGCCTTCTTACTATCCAGATCAAAAATGTGCTTGGTCTTATGCTATTCAATGTATTGATTATAGTAATGATGAACCAAGTATCAAAATCTTCAATCTAAAGAGAAAGTTATTTGACCAAATAATGACTGCTTCAGAAGATTTAGGAGATCCAACTGATACAGAAACTGGTTGGGACGTTTATTTCAAAAGAATTAAGACAGGCCCACAGGTGTTCAATGTAGAGTATCAGTTACAAGCACTAAAATGTAAACCAAGAGCGCTTAATGAAAGCGAGCAGGAGCTTATTGCTAACTTGAAGTCAATGGACGATGTTCTTCCAAGACCAACAGCAGACGCACAATTAGAGCTTCTTAAAAGAATAACCGAAGAAGGGGGTTCGGTTGATGAAAATATTTCATCAGAATTTGACGTAGAATGATTGGAGTAGGAGAAAAATTCCCACCATTTAAATTAAATGGAATTGATAAAGATAATAACTTTGTATCAGTAGAAGTATTAGAGAACTATGAGCCTCTAAAAAATGACTGGACAGTAATTTATTTTTATCCTAAAGATTTCACATTTATCTGTCCAACAGAAATTGCTGGAATGGATATGTTAGTAGACCATGCGACAGTTATTGGTATAAGTGGAGATAATGAGTTTTGTAAGTTAGCTTGGAAAAAAGATAACGAAATGATAAGAAACATTAATCACTCACTTGCAGCCGACTGTGGTCTAGGACTTTCTTCTGCACTAGGTATAGTAAATGAAGAAGGTGGGGTTTGCTATAGAGCTACATTCATTATGGATCATGAGAGAACTATTCGTCATGTATCTGTAAACGTTGATGACACAGGCAGAAATGCCCATGAAATCTTAAGAACCCTACAAGCACTTAAAGCTGGTGGACTCACTGGTTGTGCTTGGCAACCTGGACAGGACTTCGTAGTATGATCCTGTTTACAGCAGACTGGCATATTAAGTTAGGCCAAAAGAACGTTCCTCTGCCTTGGGCTTGCTCAAGGTACGAGCTGTTCTTTGAACAACTCAAGTCGTTAGAAAAAGATATTGATTTACACATTATTGGTGGTGATCTTTTTGATCGTATGCCATCAATGGACGAGCTTACTCTATACTTTGACTTTGTAAAAGGTGTAGGAGTTAGAACAATCATATTTGATGGAAACCATGAAGCGACTAGAAAAAATAAGACATTCTTTGATAATCTTATTCGAGTAACAAATGAATTAAATCCTCTAGTAGAAGTTATTACAGAAACTTACTATGAGGACGATTGGGCGATACTGCCCTATGCAGATTTGCATAAAAAGAAAAGTATAGAAAAGATAGATGCAGCGTATCTATTTACTCATGTTCGTGGTGAGATACCACCTCATGTAGTACCTGAAGTAGATTTAACTCGATTTGATAAGTTTGATACTGTATTTGCAGGAGATTTACATGCTCACGAGAATACTCAACGAAACATTGTATATCCTGGCAGTCCTATGACTACTTCTTTTCACAGAAATGAAGTAAAAACAGGTTACTTATTAATAAATCCCGAAGTACATTGGGAGTGGACATGGCACGAGTTTAATTTACCACAGTTAATTCGTAAGACAGTAGACGATCCAGATGAAATGGTACAGACAGACTGGCACCATACAATCTATGAAATAGAAGGAGATGTTCAAGACTTGGCAAAAGTCAAAAACTCAGATTTACTAGACAAGAAAGTAGTAAAACGAGAGACCGAAGCAACACTTGATCTTGAGAATCTCACAATGGAAGAAGAATTAGTAAAGTATCTAACTGAGATACTAAAAATAGAGAAAACAAACGATATAGTGAGAGTATTTAATGATTATTCTAAAAACTTTAGCATGGAGTAACTGCTTCTCGTATGGAGAGGGAAATGAAATTGACTTGTCCAAAGCCACACTCACACAGTTGGTGGGTACAAATGGTGTTGGAAAAAGTTCTATTCCTCTTATATTGGAAGAAGTATTATTCAATAAAAACAGTAAAAATATTAAGAAAGCCGATATTGCTAACCGTTATGTTAATAAGGGTTACGATATCAGTCTTAGCTTTTCTATTGATAGCAACGATTATGTTATCGCTGTTAGCCGTAGGACAAATCTTAAATGCAGACTGACGAAAAACGGAGAAGATATATCATCTCATACCGCAACCAATACTTACAAAACATTGGGAGAAGTTTTAGGTATTGATTTCAAAACGTTTACTCAACTGGTTTATCAAAACACAAACGCAAGTTTGCAGTTTTTAACTGCAACAGATACTAATCGTAAGAAGTTTTTGATTGACTTGTTGAAACTAGATGATTATGTAAAATACTTCGATATATTCAAGGAAGCTGTAAGACAAGATTCTTTAAGTGTTTCACGATTAGAGTCAAAAATTGATACCATCGATAAATGGTTAAATGACAATAAATTGGAAGATACATCTCTACTATCAAAGTTAGATTTACCATTTCACTCAGAAGAAGACGAGAAGACTTTACGTTCTTTACAATTAGAATTTGAAAATATCAGTGATAAAAACAAAAATATTTCAAGAAATAATTATTTCAAAGAACAACTGAAGTCTATAAAAGTCGAAAAGGTAGATGGGGAGATAGAAGATTATGATGATCTTCAATCCCAGCTGGGTCAGTGGCGTGCAGAAGCAAACAAGAGAGTATTCTCTGGTACAGACGAGAAAGTGTGTCCTACATGTTTGCAGGAAGTTGATACAAAACTGATAGAAGATATACAAATTAAGCAAGAGAAGGAGAAGCAAAATGCTTCAGAGAAAGTTCGAGAACTACTTGAACAAATTGAAGAAATTAAGAGTAATAACTCGAAGATTTACGCAGCACAGGAAACTCAGAGAAATTTCGAAGAGATTTACAGAAACATTGATGAAAGTCTTCCGTCTGAGTTACTTTCAGAAAGTGACTTATCGGAAAAGATATCCGCCCTTAAAGCGACAATCGCTGAGTCAAGGGAGAAACTCGAAGAAATAATCGAGGAGAATAATCGTAGAGAAAGACACAATACACGAATAGGTATTATACAAGAACAGACAGATGAGTTTTCAAAAGAATTAGAAGAAGTTTCAGGGCAACTTTTTGAGAAAGAAGATAACTTGCAGATACTTGAGCTACTCAAGAAGGCATTTAGTACCAATGGTTTACTTGCCTACAAGATTGAGAATATGGTGAAGAATCTGGAAGAGATGACCAATCATTATCTTGCAGAGTTTAGTGATGGTCGATTTGCTCTGAACTTCGTCATACAAAGCGATAAGTTGAATGTTGAAGTATCAGATAACGGAAACATTATTGATATTACTGCACTTTCCAGCGGTGAGCTGGCAAGAGTCAATATCGCAACACTTGTCGCAATTAGACGATTAATGAGTAGTATTTCATCATCTAGAATCAATGTATTGTTTTTAGATGAGGTGAACCAAGCACTTGATGAGCAAGGTAAAGAGAAAGTAGTAGAAGTTCTACTAAAGGAAGATGATCTTAACACATATCTTGTCTCACATGGTTGGACACACCCACTACTAGAGAAGATAGAAATTATCAAGGAGAATAATATATCATGTTTAAGTTTATAACAAAATGGTGGAATATCCTAATTGGAAAAGATAAAAACAGAGATGGTCAAGTCGATATTAAAGACGACATGATTAGAGCAAAGGAAAAAAGCAAAAGAAGATGAAAGGAATGATGATAACAACAGTAGTAGTTCTAGTAGGACTCATATACTACGTAACAGCAGATAGTCCTCGACAACCGAGAGTTCAAGGGTGTTATGGAGAATGTTACGAAAAGCATATAGAGATGTATGGAACACTCGCTGAGCAAATGCAAGTACAAGCAGAAGCTGCAGCAGCTGATGAGTTTTCATCTATTCGAGGACTGTGGGGCGGTTGTGCTTCTTGTCACGGAATGGAAGGACAAGGAGGTATAGGCCCAGCTCTAGCAGGAAACAATATTGCTGATATGTTGAAAGCATATCGAGCAGGAGAAACACGAGGTGCACAATCTGCACTTATGTGGTCACAGGCAGGTCAACTTACTGACCAAGAGATTGAATTATTAAGCAAATTTACAATACAATTATGAATATAGAAATTTACAGCATACCCAATTGTCCATTTTGTACAAAGGCAAAAGCACTTGCAGAAATGAAAGGCGCAGATGTAACCTACAAAATGATGAACGAAGATTATACTTTTGACGATGTGAGAAAGCTATTTCCACACGCAAGAACTTTTCCACAGATTATAGTTGATGGAGAGTACGTAGGAGGCTATACAGAGTTAGAAGCAAAAATAGGGTGAGGCAATTAGAATTTAATTTTAAACCAAGAGATGCCACTCCCGAAGAACAAAAGGAGTGGATTGAAGAAGAACTAATACCATTAGGAGAAAAACAGATACCGTTTATAGCATTTATGTCAGTATTACAAGTAGCTACAGTCGGTCTTATGCTTTTAGCCTTTTGGGTAATCGAGAAAAACATATGAGTTCAAGAAGTAAAGGCAGATATGCCGAATTAAAAGTAGCAAAAATATTAAGTGACTTTACTGGAGAGAAGTTTATACAAACTCCTGGCTCTGGTAGTGGTAAAATAAAAGGCGACTTGTATTTAGAGGATCAAGAAAATGTATTCACTATTGAAGTCAAGTTCTATAAAGACATGGCACTTAATCATAAAATGTTTACTCAGAAAAATAACAATATAGTCCAGTGGTGGACTAAGCTGTGCAGACAAGCTAGTGAGATGGAACAAGAACCTCTTTTAATATTTAAAGAGAACCATTCAAAACAGTATGTCGGTACAGAGCGAAAACCACAAAACACAGATCAGTATATGTATGTAGCATGGTTAAACCTTTACATATTACTACTTGATCATTGGTTAGAAAAAGAACAGACGGGATTTACAAATGGCAATACAATTTACAGACCATGGGAGGCCGATACCGAACGGGAATCTATTAGTAGTTGATGGACTCAACATTGCTTTTAGATGGAAACACGCAGGTAACTTGGCTTTCTGTGAAGAATACATACGAACAATAAAATCACTCGCAAAGTCTTATGACTGTGGTGAGATAGTTGTGCTTGGCGATGGAGGAAGTGATTATAGAAAAGACCTTTATCCAGAGTATAAAGCAAACCGTAAAGAAAGATTTGCAGAACAGACTAAAGAGGAAGAAGAACTATTTATAGAGTTCATAACCGAACTAGAACATACAATGAAAACTTTACGAGAAAGAGAAAATATACTTACTCTCAAGTATAAAGGAGTAGAGGCAGATGATATTGCTGCTTTTATTTGTGAAAATAGAGAGAATATGGGACTGAACCATATTTGGTTGATTTCTTCAGATAAAGACTGGGATTTACTGATAGATGAGAATATATCACGATTCTCAACAGTAACGAGAAAAGAAACAACCCTTGATAATTGGGACGAGCATTACGACTTTGATCCAGAGCAGTACATTACTTTTAAGTGTCTGACTGGTGATAAAGGAGATAACGTTCCTGGTGTCAATGGAGTTGGGCCAAAGAGAGCAGTAACATTAATGCAGAACATGGGAGACATATTTGATATAGCAAATGCCTTACCTATTCATGGAAAATATAAATATATTGAAAGCCTGAATGAGTTTGGAAGTGATCAGTTATTATTGAATGTGGAACTTATGGATTTAAAATTAGACCCTGTTGCACATATCGGACAAGAGAATGCACGAGAAATATTAGAAAAGGTGGAAAATTATGTCAGTGAAGATAGATTATAGTAGAGACAGTTTACTAACAGACTTTAGTATCAAAACTCTACAAGACAGATATTTAGTGGGCGATGAAAAGAGTCCACAAGAAGCGTTTGCTCGTGCAGCTGAGGCATTTGCCGATGATGACGACCATGCTCAAAGAATTTATGATTACGCAAGTAATCTTTGGTTTATGTTTGCCACCCCCGTTTTATCAAATGGTGGCACAGCTAGAGGATTACCTATAAGTTGTTTTTTGAACTATGTAGATGATAGTCGAGAAGGAATAACAGGACATTATACAGAAAATGCATTTTTATCATCATTTGGTGGTGGTATAGGCGGTAGCTGGAGTGATGTTCGTTCTTCTGGAACTCGTACTTCAAAAGGTTCAGAAAGCACAGGAGTAATTCCTTTTGTAAAAGTTGTAGACGCAGAAATGTTAGCTTTCTCACAGGGAGTCACAAGACGAGGAAGTTATGCTGCATATCTACATATAACTCACCCTGAAATAGAGGAGTTTTTAGATGGAAGAAAACCAACTGG